CAGAGTAATTGTGGAAAACCAGCAGCTATTTAACATCGTCGTGGCGATTGCCGGGTTCTTTGCCGTTTACGTCCTGAACAGCATGACCCGGCAGATTCAGAAGCTCGAAGACAAGGTCAACGCAATGCCAACCACCTACGTCATCAAGGGCGACTACCGCGAGGACATCGCAGAGGTCAAGACCATCCTGAAGCAGATTTTTGACAAGCTGGACAGCAAGGCTGACAAGTAAGGAGAACAGCATGGCACTCGACCCTCTAACCGCACTGCTTGACATTGGCGGCAAAGTAATTGACCGAGTTTGGCCTGACCCCGAAAAAGCTGCGGCTGCAAAGCTGGAGTTGTTCAAAATGCAGCAGTCTGGTGAGCTTGCTGCAATGGCTGGGCAGATGGAAATCAACAAGGTGGAAGCTGCCAACCCCAGCGTGTTTGTCAGCGGCTGGCGACCCGCCATCGGATGGGTTTGCGGCGCGGGCTTTGCTATCCAGTTTGTTGTTGGCCCCCTTGCTGAATGGGGCAGTGCGTTTTATGGAACTCCCGTCAAGTTCCCAGCAATGGACACCGGAACCATGATGCCTTTGTTGCTTGGAATGCTCGGTTTGTCTGGCCTCAGAACTGCCGAAAAAATTCAACAGGTAGCCGCAAAATGAAAGCCAAGCTGACGTTCTTTGTGACCCTGATGGTCAGCTTCACCTTGTGCGTGGTCATCATCGGCATGGTCGCTGTGCTGATGGCTGGCCTGTTTGACCCCATCGTGGACAACGGCGAAATCTTCAAGCTCATCAGCCCTGCTTTCCAGACCATCGTCGGCGGCTTTATTGGCCTGCTGGCTGGCGTGAAGCTGTCCCACGGTGAAACGGATGAAGAGCCAAAACCATGAAAGCCAACTTCGACGCTTGCTTTGCCCGCGTCATTAAGTCAGAGGGAGGCTACGTTTGGGACAAGGATGACAGGGGAGGGGAGACCAACCTTGGCGTCACCATCGCCGCTTGGGGCACCTACCTGAAACGAACCATCCAGCCGGGCGAGATGAAGGCGCTGACACAAGAAGCCGTCAAGCCGTTCTACCGCTCCATGTATTGGGACTTGGTGAAGTGCGACGACCTGCCCATAGGCGTCGATTACGCCGTTTTTGACTTTGCGGTGAACGTTGGGGTCTCCCGAGCCGCAAAGTTCCTCCAGCGGGCTGTGGGGGCCGTGGATGACGGTGTTATTGGCTCCGGGACTCTGGGGCGCGTAGCCAAGACCGACCCAGCCGTTTTGTTGAAAAGTTTTGCCGACCAAAAGCAGCGCTTCTATAATGGCCTCGCTACAACCAACCCCACACAGCAGAAGTTTCTGAAGGGCTGGCTTGCCCGTGTGGACCATGTGCAGACGGCGGCTACCTCGATGCTGGCATAAGGATCAACAATGGCTACGACCGCTTACGCGCTGACTTACGATGGTCTGAGCACTCTGGTGCTCCAGTATCTGGAGCGTAGCGACGCTGCGGTCGTCAACTTCATTCCCACCGCCGTCATGCTGGCGGAGTTTGAAATTGCGCAGGACATTAAGACCCTTGGCCAGATGATCGTGGCCGACGGCACAATGACCATCAACAATCCGGTGATTGCCAAGCCTGCGCTGTGGCGCAAGACGGTTTCCATGACCATGACCCTTGCCAGCGGTGAAAAGCAGCCGATATACCTGCGCAAGCTGGAGTACCTCAGCAGCTACGCGCCCGACGTGACCGCCACCGGCACGCCGCTGTACTACGCCGACTACGATTACGACAACTGGTTCATCGCCCCGACGCCCAGCGCCAATTTTGCTTTTGAGGCGCTTTGCTACACCCGGCTGACCCCGCTGTCGTCCAGCAACCAAACCAATTGGCTTACCCGGAACGCGCCCAACGCTCTGCTCTTCGGAACGCTCAAGCAAACCGCGCCCTTCCTCAAGGACGATGCGCGGCTGGCTGTGTGGTCGCAGATGTTCGACAAGGCCATGGCCGCGCTGAAGGTCGAAGACCAGCTCCGCATCGGTGACCGCCAAGCAGTAGCACAGGACTCTTAACATGACCACGTATACCAATCCGTTCACCGGCCAGACCATCAACCCGTCATCGGTCAGCTACGAAGCGCTGACCATTGCGGCCAATACGCTGCTGGACTGGCCCATCAATGGCACGACCGGCACCCCGTCGGCCAACATCATCGACGTCACGGCGTCCACGACGAGCCTGAACCTGATCTTGCCACCGGCGACTCAAGTATCCACCGGGCAGACGGTGCTGGTGCGCAACATCGGGTCCAATACTTTCACGGTCACCAGCTACGCGGCCACCGGCGTCGGCGCGACCATTGTCACGGTGGCATCCGGCGTTGCGCAGTACATCTTCTTGACCAGCAACAGCACCACAGCAGGTGTATGGGCCAGCGTGGTATTGGGCGCGGGCACAGCGGCGGCCAACGCTTCAGATCTGGCTGGGTACGGTTTGCTGGCCATCGGGGCTACGCTCAACCAAGCCTACGCCGTCAACACCTACTATTCCAGTGCCACGTTGACTGCCAGTCTTAGAGCACAACTATTGGTATGGTCTAGCGGCGCTGGCGCGTTTACGCTGCCGTCGGCGTCGTCTGTTGGCGCAAACTGGTTTTGCATGATCAGAAACAGTGGTACGGGCATTTTGACGTTGACTCCGGTTGGGGCGGACACTATCGACGGAAATGCAAACCAGCAGCTCCAATTGACCGAGTCTTTGGTGATTGTGTCCAGCGGGTCCGGGTGGAGCACTTTTGGGTACGGGCGGTCCAACACATTCGCCTACACAGCGTTGTCGCTATCGGTTACCGGCGGAACCGTTACGCTTACATCTACGCAAGCTGCAAACACCATTCAGGTTTACGGTGGCACGTTGACATCCAACGTGACGATTATTGTCCCGCCGACCGTTCAGTTGTACGCCATTACGAACAACACTTCTGGCAGCTTCACGTTCACGGTGAAGACCGCCGCCGGTACTGGCGTCACCATTCCACAGGGCACTTCGTTGACGGTTACCTGCGACGGAACCAACGTCTACAACGCATCATCGGGCACGTCAAGCAGCATAACGTCTACTACGTTTGCTGCTGGTTCCGCGCCCAGTCCGTCCATAAACTTCACCGGCAGCACCACAACGGGCTTGTACTTGCCATCAACCAACACCCTTGGCATTTCGGTGAACGGCGCGCAAGCCGCGACGTTTTCTGCCACCGGTTTGTACGTGGTTAACGGGATCTCTGGCGGATCGTTCTAATGACAGCAAAAGTCGTGTCCATGCAGATACCCGCTGGTATTCAGCGGGATGGAACCGTGCTCGATTCACCATGTTACGTCGACGGTAGATGGGTTCGGTTTCAGCGCGGACGCCCGCGCAAGATTGGCGGATACGACGGCATTTTTTTGAATGCCACAGGTATCTCTCGCGGCATGGCCATGACCGCCGTTAACGGATTCAACTATGTGGTCTCCGGGTATAACAACGGCTTGCAGCAGTGGGTAACAGACACTGACGGCGGAGCGGGTTCAGGACCGTACAACTACACCCTGAACAACTTCACGGCCAGCGATGACAATCTGTGGCAGTTTGATATCGCCTACGATTCCACCGGTGGCAATACCAATAATTTGGTCGCGCACCCCGGCCAGAATTTACGTTACATCACGTCCACGGTGAACACTCCTGTGCTGTACGGCACGTTTCCGGGGAGCTTTGGCTTCTTAACCGGCGTGACGATTACCGGCACGGCGGGTCAATTTGCCTGCACCAACTCTGGCGTAATTTTTACTGTTGGCCAACAGTTGACAATCAGCGGCACATACGGCGGTACGGGCAGCATTAGCGGGTACACCAACCCGACGACGTACTTCATCATCGCCACCAATGGGTCAACGACCTTTACTTTGTCCACAACCTACGGCGGGACGGCCATCACAACGACCGCAGGCACGCCTACCGGCCTGACCTACACCGCCGCGCCATCGCTGTCCAAGGTGGGCTTGTTCACCGCCGTGGGCGTTACGGTCAATACCAGCACCACGTTCACCCTGTCGGCAGCCAACGTCAGGGTTGGAGCTGGCCAGTCCATTACCGGCAACGGCATTCCGGCAAGCACAACAGTCGTATCGGTTGCGGGGACCGCCGTGGTGATGTCCGCAGCGGCCACCGCGTCGGCGACCATCACGGCCACGTTTGACAACAACATCGCTGTGTCTGGCGGGTGCGTGGTGATCCACCCATACCTGTT